TGCTTGGGTAGTTTTTGGCGATAATAATTTAGGCGTACCGAAGGTCACTTTCACTAGCACATGGACCGGAACGGGATTAACCTTTACTGGATCTCCTTCTACGGCTTGTTACTCACGCGTAGGCAAAATGATTTTTGTTAATATCAAGATCTCCTGCGCTACCGTAACTAATTTTGGAACCGGTAATTATTCTTTGACGCTGCCGGCTGGACTCACGCCTAATGTAAATGCGGTCATTACGGGCGGATTACATCATATTGCTTCCGGAGATCATTATTTGCTCTATGGAGATATTCAATCAGGATCTTCTACTTTAGAGTTATATTATCCGCAAAGCAACGGCACTATGCAACGCATGGATCACAATAGCCCACACACATTACAGGTCGCTGACTTCTTTTATTTTAGCGGCATGTATTTCTTATCGTAAGGTAATCTTCTTGTATGGATATTCAACAATGGGCTGCGCTCGCAGTCGCAACAATGACCCTAGTAGGCGGCTTCGCAGCTCTTGTGCGGTGGCTGGTTAAGCATTATCTAATTGAGTTGAAGCCCAACGGCGGCAGCTCGCTTCGTGATGAGCAAAATAGGCAAGGCGATACAATCAAGCGGCTGGAGTCGCGCATAGATGAAATATATCTATTGCTTATTAATCGTTCTTAGCCTTTCCGGGTGCGGCTATGACGGGTGGGTTCGATATCCTTGCCAAGATCCGGCAAACTGGGAAGCGCCGGAGTGTAATCCACCGATCTGCGAAGCGACAGGCACCTGCACAAAAGATCTATTACCGGGGGTATTTGATGAGTAGAAAGCGACTCAGCAACGAAGAACTACACGCTCGACTCGTAGTAACAATCGGGGTCATGCTTGCCTTTGTCTTTGGCGGATCTATTTTTGCGTTGCTTTACGCTCTTGTTTTCGTCACTCAACCTATGGCGCAAGCGCCTAATGACGCTGCTTTTATTGACTTGATTTCGACTTTATGCGTATTTTTGACCGGCACTCTGTCTGGAATAGTAAGCGCTAATGGGCTAAAATCTAAACCTAAGCCGCCGATAGAGAAGGAGACGGGCAATGACGCTGGCAACTGATGTAGCGCTATTAGAAATTGGATATACCGAAAACGCAAATAATGATACTAAATATGGAAAATGGTATGGATTAAATAATAATCCTTGGTGCGCTATGTTCGTATCTTGGTGCTTTAATCAGGCTGGACTATCGGAGCATATAGCAGCAAGCGGCAAAAAAGGTTTTGCGAGCTGCGATGCTGGTATGAAATGGTTTGCGGCTAAAGGTAAATTAGTGCCGGTAGGAGATGCTAGACCGGGTGATATTGCTTTCTTCCAATTTGACGATGACGCGCAACCGGATCATGTCGGTATTGTTATTAAGAACAACACTAAATTAAAAAGGCTTGTATGCGTAGAAGGCAATACCGCAAGTGGTACTGCTGGATCTCAGTCCAACGGAGACGGCGTATATGAGCGTAAGCGCAGTTACTCTCTAATCATGGCGGTAGCCCGCCCTATCAAGGAGAAATAATGAATAAAAAACAAACCGATCTAATCAAGTCAGCTCTACGCCACTTTGTCTTGGTGGCTATTGCGGTTTATCAAGTCACCGGTGGAGACGCAAAGGCGTTCGGTCCGGCTATTCGCGGCGTAGATAAGAGCGATCCGGCTTTCGGCAAAGTAGCGGATTGGGTAACGCTGGAGATAGACAAATTAGCCAAAGCAGACAAAAAGAAAAAGACGAAGTAGAGTTAGACCCTGCTACGGCAGGGTTTATCTTTTAGGGGGCGGCATGGGTCTATCTGAGTCAATCGCTAAGTTCGATTTTGGGTCAAGTGACGCTTGCCCTTTTCAAACACTACTCAATAAATTAAGTAAAGAAGATCAAGCAGTTATTGCTAATGCTTTTGATCGGGGAGTATCCGGCTACGCAGTATGTAAAGCGCTTAGATCCGAAGGGCACCGCATAGCCGAAGTCTCTATTTATGACCATAGAAAGAAAATATGCCGATGCTTCAAGAAATCTTGAACGATAGAGAAGATCAATACGGCAGCGCAGCAGTTAATTTTGCTCAGGCTGGTCGCGGCTGGGGCGCTATTTTAGGTATAGACGATATCCCGGCGTATAAAGTCGCGTTAATGCTGGACTTCTTTAAGAGTATTCGCTGCGTAGCCAATCCTGCCTACGAAGATAGTTGGTTAGATAAACTGGGCTATACCCGTCATGGCATGGATATAGCGTTATCTGATGAGCCTTGAAAAACGACTCAACGATATGCCGGAAGGCATTGACTCCGAGAATGTCGCAGAGCTGCGCCAAGCCTTACTACGGCTACAAAAGCAATTAAAGAGATCGAAAGAGCGCACCGAAGACCTAGTAGAAATAACTCAGCAAGCTGCGTATGACGCGATGCTGACTATGGGTAAGGTCCAACCCGTACCGGAAGTCGTACCGGATAAAAGAAAAACAAAAGCCGAAGCAGCTTTATGGCACATGACGGATTGGCAGGGAGCCAAGCGCACCGTATCTTACAACTCAGAGATAATGCGCAAAAGAGTTATGGAGTTTGCGGCGAAAGCAGTTCGCATTACCGATATTCAGCGAGCAGATCACCCGGTAAAAACCTGCCACATTTTATTCGGTGGAGACATGGTAGAAGGCTTATTCAATTTCCCTACGCAAGCGTTCGAAGTCGATGCGACATTGTTTGAGCAGTATGTCCAAGTCTCCCGGTTATGCGTAGATGTAGTCCGGTTTGCGCTCGCCAACTATGAGCAAGTAACAGTAATTCCGGAGTGGGGTAATCATGGGCGTATAGGATCTAAACGCGACAATGTGCCGAGATCCGACAACTTCGACCGGATGTGCTATGAGTTAGCGCGGCAGCTCTTGGCTGGAGAGAAGCGATTAACTTGGCTGGACTGCCCGGAAGATGTCCAACGCGTAGAAATAGGAGCCTATCGAGCGCTGCTTATTCACGGAGACGAAGTGGGTAGAAATGGATTTGCTTCACCGGGCGCAATAGTCCAACACATGAACCGGTGGAGATCCGGTTCGTATCCTTGGGAGTTCCGAGATGTGTATGTTGGGCATTACCATACTCACGCAGAATGGCCAATGGCTAACGGCTTAGGATCCGTTTATCAAAGTGGATCTACCGAGTCAGATAATCGTTATGCCGGCGTAATGCTAGCTGCGAGCGCTACCCCGTCTCAACGCCTACACTTCGTTGATCCGGTCAAAGGCAGAGTAACGGCGGTGTATAAAGTATGGTTAGACTAGATAGGCTACTTACTCAAAATAGCGAGCTGCGCCCTGACGGGATCTATAATTGGTCTATTCCGGCGCTCGCCGCTAAGTTATCTAACGGAAAGAACATAAAGACTTGCCCTAACGCTGGAGCGTGCGCCAATGTCTGCTACGCCCGGAACGGCACTTACAATTTTAGTAATGTAAAGGCGCGGCATACCGCTAACTTAGAGTATGTAATCAATGATCCGCAGGGTTGGTTGGCGCAGATGCTAGAAGAAGTCAATCACCCGCGTATGCGCGGTAAGTATGTCCGGATCCACGACTCAGGAGATTTTTTTTCGGAAGACTACTTGCGGCTATGGTTGAAAATAGCGCTTTTGACTCCGGATGTGACTTTCTATTGCTATACCAAGGAAGTCTCTATGTTCAAGCGCATAGTCGAATACGACTGCCCGAAGAACTTTCGCTATCTCTATTCGCTAGGCGGCAGAGAAGATAACCTGATAGATCTCGAACTGGACCGCCATGCCGATGTGTTTCCTGATGACGCGGCGATACTGGAAGCCGGCTACTCTAATCAAGATGCTTCGGATCTGTTGGCAATCACCTTACCTTCCAACAAGATAGGCATACCGCAAAACAATATTCCACAATTTCGGAAGCGGTTGGCTGGTCGGACTTTTGGAGAAGCGCAGCTGGACCGAGATTAATCTTCTTCTTCGTCATACTCGAAGTCGGAATCCCGTATGTCTATGTTGGCTTCTTTAGCGGTATGGAGCGCCCCTGCCATGAGCATTACTGCTCGATTACACATATCGGTTAATTGATCCGGGTAAGTTGGATCCGCAGAGATCTCTATTTGTAAATTGTAAAGAACAAGAAACACTCTTGCTTGGTGCGATTTAGAGTCAGCCATATCTACTCCTGTCCGGTTCCTAAAGGTTACCAAAAGTTACTTCGCGACTCGCCAAGCGAAATCCGAGAAAACCGTAATGTATCAGCGACAATAGACGCGCTGGGGCAGAACGCCCCTTATAGAAAGGAATAAATTATGGCTAAGTTCGATTTAGACTCGTACGAAACCGTAGAAAGCCGCTTGGCTCGATTTTGGGTAGATCACCCGAAGGGCAGGGTTCTTACGGATCTAGTATTTCATGATGAGCGCAGGTTCATCGTCAAGGCAGAAATCTTTTTTGATAGAGATGACCTAAGCCCGGTGTCTTCCGGTTATGCTGAAGAGATCGTAGGAACATCTCCCGTCAATAGGGTCAGCGCCCTAGAAAATGGAGAGACTTCCGCAATAGGGCGCAGTTTAGCCAACTGCGGCTACGCGTCTCAGGGTAAGCGCCCTAGCCGCGAAGAAATGGAAAAGGTGGAGCGCTATAACGCGGAACCCCGTAAAGCAGTAGCGCCAAAGAAGACCGAAGTAAAGGAATATTCTCAGGCAGACATTGACCTTGCGAGACAACTTATTATTGGGGTCAATTCTACGACAAGCATTGAAATCTTAAAGCAAATATGGTCCGAGAATCCGGATCTTAGGGATATTCAAATCGACAACACAACCCTAAAAGACGCAGTTACTAATCGGAAAAAAGAACTTGAA